TTTTTGTTTGATAGCACTATTTATATAAATTTTTAAAAAATTCAATAATTAACAAAAACAACAAATTATGGCGTTTAATTTTAAAGAAGAATATGTAAGGTGCTACAACGATAAAACAAGAAAATACTTCATCGAACATTATCTTTCAACTTTCAGTGCCGATGAGGGGCATGAAGTTCCGTTCAAAGTTTTTCCAAGGCAATATGAATTTTTGAAAAGCATATGTAGCAATGACAACACGATTGCTATCAAACACCGTCAGGCTGGTATTACAACTGTATCGGCTGCATGGGCTACTGCACAGTGTGTTTTTGCTCCAAAAGACGCTCCAGAGACTATATTATGTATCGGTAATAAATTGGATATTTCTGAACAATTGTTGGAAAAACTGGCATATTTCATCGGACAGGTTCCAAGATGGATGTGGGGTAGTGATTTCTGGTCACCAGACCCCAATAGTGAGAAAAATACCAAATCCATATTTAAAACCAGAAACAAAGACAAAATTGAATTATTTAATGGATGTAAGGTATATGCCCGTTCATCAGGTCCTAATGCTGCTCGTGGTATCTCAGCTGTTTCTATTTTGATATTCGACGAGGCAGCGTTCATTGAGAACGGTCCTGCTGTATATTCACAGGCTGTTGCAGCTACTGCTTCTGTTAAACACGCCAAAATTATCATGGTTTCTACTCCAAACGGTAAAGACCAACTTTATTACAGAACCTACGAACAAGCTTTAACACACAGAAACAATTACAATGCAGTTGAATTTAAATGGTTCCAAGATTTACGTTATCAAAGACATTTGAAATGGTCGAGGAAAAATGAGAAAACTGGTGAAATTGAATGGGATGTTGACCCTGTTATCAATGCTGAAGGTGATATACCATACGACGAGGAAAGATGGCGTAGGCTTGAACGTGAAGGATGGTTGCCAGAAAGCCCTTGGTATAACAAAATGTGCAAATCATTTAACAACGATGAGCAGAAAATCGCACAGGAGTTGGATGTATCATTCTTGGGTTCATCTGACAACGTTATCCCAGTTAATGTAATCGAAGCACATTTGCGACAAAACGTAATTGATATAACCAAACTTGAAAATTGGGATTTATGGGACCCGTTTGTAAAGGAAACATGGATTTGGAAAGACCCAATACCAGGACATAGATATGTATGTGCAATTGACGCATCATCTGGTTCTGCAGAAGACCGTACAGCTATTGAGATTATAGATGTTGATGCAATAGATGAAGAAACTGGTATGCCGTATTTCGACCAAGTGTTGGAATACTACGGTAAACGTACAGGTGATGAAATTGGTGAAATGGTATATAACTATGCCACGGCATTTAATAACGCACTAGTGGTAGTTGAATGTATTGGTGGTTACGGTGATGCTATTATTTTGACTTTAATGGCTAAAAAATATAAAAATATCTATTTTGATGACCCAGGATTGAAAACATACACAGTTGAAAAGGCTTACTCAACATTTAACATCAAACCTGGTGACAAACTTCCTGGTTTCAGAACCAATGCGGTACGTGTACAGATGATTGGTAACTTTGTCGCTATGTTGAAAGAAAACGCTTTCAGAGTCAGAAGCACTCGTGTAATTACTGAAATGGATACCTGGATTTGGAAAAATGGCAGACCTGACCATATGGAGGGTTGTCATGATGATAGTTTGACCTGTTTAGCTATGGCGTTATTTGTAATCCAATTTTATGTTATCAAGAATGATAAAGAGAAAGCATTGTCTAAGAAGATATTAACTTCATTCAGAGTTAATAACATGGCTAGGGATAATAAACCTATCGTAATGGAAAATAATACTCCTATTTCAAAAACTAATCCAATGCCGTTCTATTCAAGTGGCAACAGGGACAGACAGCGGCAGAAACAAATGGTTGCTATGATGATGTTGGCTGGTTTCAGAAAAAAGGAATAGAATTAAGTTGGATATTAGTTTTAAAAGCATTATATTTATATAATATAATATTTTAATAAAATGCCAACAGTATTTCAAAGATTAAATAAAGCATTCGGTGGGGACACTTCAGTTCCCACACCAACATCAACTAACTACACACGAAATGTGCATAGTTACGCTGGGCTTGGTAGTAATGATGTAATATATACAACTAGGTCAAAAGAAGATTATACCGAAAAACTTGCACAGTTAAGACAACAGAGATTATTGGCTAAACAGTGGAGAAGGGCACAATATGAGACCCAAAACAATGCTTTAGCCAATATGACTGAGGTTCAGATGATGTACAGAGAGGCTGATATGATGGACTTGTTTCCTGAAATCGGTGCAGCTCTCGACATTTATATGGAAGAGGCTACATACGTCAAGCCAAACGGCATGATGATTAATGTCACTTCAAAATCTGAACGTATCAAATCAATTCTTGAAGACCTTATTTACAATAGGTTGTCAGCTGACATTATGTTCCCAATGATTACCAGAAGCACTGTTAAATATGGTAATACTTTCATGCTTCTAAATGTAACAGAGGATAATGGCATTATTGGTTGGAAACAACTTCCAGTATATGAAATGCAACGCTTCGAAAATGGCATGGATAACCCATACAGTTCAGGCTTTGCTAATGTGGCTAATATTGATGTGGATTCTCCTGACTCAACAAAATTCGTTTGGGTTGGTAAAAACGAGTTTACTCCTTACCGAAATTGGCAGATTGCACACTTTAGATTACTTTATGATTCATTGTATCTGCCATACGGTGTAAGTGCTTTAAATAAAGCTCGTCGTCATTGGCGTATGTTATCAATGATGGAAGACATGATGCTCATGTACCGTCTTGAACGTTCAGTTGAAAGACGTGTTTATAAAGTAAATGTTGGTGCTATTGATGAACAGGATGTTCCTGCATATATGGATGAGGTTGCCAATAACTTCAAGAGAACCCCAATCTATGACCCGTTGACTGGACAGTTGGATTTGAGACGTAATATAATGTCACAAATGGATGACTATTTCATCCCAGTACGTGACCCTAATGAGCCTAACCCAATTGAAACACTTTCAGCTGGTAATAACCTTACCGCTATGGATGATATTAAGTTTGTTCAGAACAAACTTTGTACGGCACTTAGGGTTCCTAAATCATTCTTGAACTTTGAGGAAGCAACTGGTGATGGTAAAAACCTTTCATTGCTTGATGTACGTTTCACAAAGACAGTGAACAGGGTACAGCAGATGATGTTGATGGAACTTACTAAGGTATGTATCATACATTTGTACTTACTTGGATTTGAAGATGACCTTACTAATTTCAGTCTTACTATGAACAATCCTTCATCACAGGCTGAAATGATGGAGCTTGATAATTTGAGTAAGAAAATTGAAATGGCTAAGAGCGCAGTGGCTGACCCAGGTGGTGGATTGCCATTGTACTCAATTACACGTGCCCAGAAAGAGATTCTTGGCTGGAGTGACAAACAGATTAGTGATAACCTTGAAGAACTTAGACTTGAAAAGGCATTGGCTGCTGAACTTGAACAAACCGCAGCAATTATCAAACGTACTGGATTGTTCGACAAAGTTGACAACCTTTATGGTGAACCTGGTGCCGAATATAGTAACAACGCTGGAGGTCAGGGTCAAGAAGACGCTATGGGTGGCGGAGGCGCACCAGGAGGCGGTATGGCAGGTGGCTTAGACATGGGTGATGACATGGGAGATGACATGGGCGGTGAAATGCCTGGAGCCGAAGGAGATATGTCAATGGATGATGCTGCAGCCTCAGAAGGTGGCGGAGAAGACACTGGTGGAAGTGAACCATTGAACGAATCCTTTTTCAATCGCTTGATGGAAAAAACCATTAAAGAGAAAAAAGATTTGAGGCAAAATTTAATGGAGAAGACAAAACATTACCAGAACTTATTGATTAACAAAATCAATGAATCAAAAATACAAGAGGAAAAAGAATTAAATGTACCTTTATACACCAAGAATTTTTTGATTAATGAAGAGTTAAATTCAATAGCAAAAGGATTGGGAAAACATATTAGCGAAAAAAAATAAAAGTATAGTATTTATATACATATAAACAAGTAAAGTCATGACTAACGAAATCAGTATAAACATCGATAAAGGCATTAAATTGTTGAACGAAGCTTTGAAGCGCTATGAAAACGGGGAAATTTCAGCAGCGTATAAAGCTTATCAAGAAGCTGGTAGTTTTTTAACTGAGGCTAACACCCGTGCTAACACGGATGAAGGCAAAATTTCTTTAAAATATGGTGGGAATAGAAACTTTGGTGTTATCTACAAGATTTTCGAATCAAACACCAGGAATTTGTTGAGGGATAAATCAAGCCAGAGAAAATTAAAGAAAATTATGGGTCTTATTCGTGAGAATAAGGTTTTGAATGACGAATTTAATGCGTACAATGCTTTCACTAATCCAACTAATGTTGAAAATCCAAGTGAATACGTAAATGAAGCAATGTCACTAATTACCCGTTATTCAAAAAAGACTATTCGCGAGAATAATGAAAAACTTATTAATTTATTCAAAGAGTGTAAATTGAATGAAAATATTAGTGTTGATGATAATGAGATAGAGCTTTTTGAGAATATCGAATACTTGATTCTTCACAATAAGGATTTCAAAAACATAAACAAGTATAACGACATCCAGAAAAGCCTATGCGAATATGTTGCCGAAAACAACGTAATGTTAACCGAGTCTAAAAACATCGACGAAGTGTATGATGAAAGGATTAACGAAGTTGTTAAAAAACATGAAAACGAACTTAACGATGATGAAATTAAACTAATCATGGAAGTAAACGACCCATTGAAAGCTAAAAAATTATTCAACAAATACAAAACAGAAGTAACCTCATTAGTCAATGAACAAATCAAGGAAGGTAAGGATGTTGAGTCCTGGAATGAAATCCTAGAAAAACTCAACACTAAAGTGTTTGAAGCAAAGACAGCCTTGACGGATATTGCCGAGTTCATTGAAATCAAGAATGAGATTGAAGGTTAAGGAGAAGAACAATTACGATGTAATACTACGGGCACCATATTTTATGGTGCCTTTTTTTTATTATATTCCAAAAAATTTTGTATATTATATGTGTGCACACGCGCGTGTGTGCGTAATAATTGTATTATATTAATTAAAATGACAAGTAAAGTATTGACCAATGAGTACAAAGAAAACATAAATGATGGTACAATAATGACTTACGGTAGTCTTAATGAAAAAGAATGTGACATAATTTCAATTAATGTCAGAGGGCGAATAAAACCTATTGAGAAGAAAAAGGACTACAAGGAGGATTCCAAACAATTAAAAGAGAATACTATCAAACAAGTGAACAACGTATTCGAGACTTTTGACTGGATAAATAATCACCACATATTTACCTGTGATTTCACTGAAAAGGGTATTTTATACAATAAACCATTTAGATTTAAGTATCAAGTTTACGTCAAACCAAACACCAGAGAATCATTAGATACATATAAACCAAACATATTAGACATAACAACAAAGATAAATCGAATTATACACACCGAATGTAGTAAAGTAGGTTTTGAAATTATAAAGTAATCAATCAAGTACGTTATAAAAGGCGTACTTTTTTTATATGAGTATATTTATAATATATTAACTGAAATTACGTAATTATGTATATAACACAAGATTTATTAAGAAAATATGGCGACAGACGTGGAAATCTCACTGAGGTTAAGAAGGGTGAGACTGGTACTGGCTTGTTGATTGAACACGATGCAGGTCATGTTATCGGAAACCACGATATGGTTGCTCAGATTAAAGAAGATATTGAGCATCACAAGGAATTTGTTATTCCTGATAAATTTATCGTAAGTGCTGTTTTCCAGAAATATGGAATTAAAAATGCTAACGGCAGGGTTTACCCAGAAATGATTTTGAAACGTGAGGTTGACAAATATATCAATGAAAGAGTAAGAGTTAGAGCTTCTGTTGGTGCATTAGACCACCCAGAATCAAGTACACTTTCAGGACATGATGTTAGTCATGTTATCACTAACTTGGAATGGAAAGGTCATACCTTAATTGGTGAAATGGAATTACATTTGACTCCAGGTTACAGACGTTACGGCATTCCTGGTACAAGTGGTGATTTAGCAGCTAACATGATA